GGAAGACAAAAAGCGCGCTGCTGATGAAGCGGGTTCTTGGACAGTAATACCAAAAGACCCTAAAACAGGAGAACCTATTCGTCCTGGAGAGAGTATTAATATCTCTGGCTCTAATAATACAGATAACAGTTCTATTACCGTCAATAACTTTGGCACATCAAATGCAAGGCCTGGTGCTCGTGCTGGAATGGGTACTGGAGTAAATTACAACGACTAAAAAAAAGCCCACCGAAGTGGGCTTTTACAGCTTTTTTTTATACTAGCCCTCTGCTGCTAGTTTAGCGAAATAGCTCATTGAATCATCTTCATCAGTACTCTTCGAAGCAACCTCCACTACTGGTGTAGCTTTAACTTCAACAGCTTCATCTAATTCCATCTGATCAGCACTTGAAGTCACATGACCACCCTCACCCAAAACACGAGTTAGTTTTAACTTCAACTCATCATACGTTTTGAACGTAGATGGATCAGTAAACTCTTGTAAGGAGTGCTCTTGATTATAGATAGCTTCTAGTTTAGAATCATCATCACTTAAAGGTTCTCCATCACCAAATGTAGAACGGTCATAGTTTACATAACCCTCTACCTTAGCAATCTTCAATTTGAAGTTAGCACCTTTCCACATATCAAAAGGGTTGACCGGGGTCTCGTCCTGATATTGTGGTTGCATTGCATCCATGATTTTATCAAAGATTTTCTTACCATAATTGTATAAGAACACTTTACCCTCATTATGAGGATTAGCTGGGTCTGAGATAACATAGATGTTAGAAACATAATGCAAGCGACGCTTTCTGTCTCTAGCAATTTGTTTGTCACTATCGATGCCTGAGTTCCATAATTGAGAATTCAATTCAGAAACGGGATCATCTTTGCCCAATGTAGTTAGTGATTTCTCAACAAACCATTGACCTGTAGGTCCTTTAAAGAAATGGTCCCAATACTTAGCCCACGGAAGGTCATCGCCTTCTACTGTAGGCAAGAAGCGAATAACGGCATAACCATTACCTGCTTTGTCTCGTGTTGGTTTCCACATGCGCTCATCAAGGTAAGAAGTTTTATCTTTCTTTCCACCATCTGCCTGAGCGGCTCCTACTAGCGAATCCATGTTCGCTGCTTTTGCTTTTAAGTCTGCAAAACTCATAATTTACTCCTGTATATTATTTGTATTAAGTTGTATTAAGTTGTATCATTATTAAAAATGGATAACACCAACCGTCTAGCCTTTTCGTTATCGAAACGAACAAACGGTTGATACTTCACCACCTTGTTGTATAAATCGGGCCACAAAAGTGTCTCCGTTATACTTGAATCAGCTCTCTCAATAAAACCTGTGAGCTGATTCAAAATGCACACTGTCTCTAATGACACTGTACCATCCAAATAAAGGCTGATGATTTTAGGATATTGAATATCCTTAGTCACCTGGAATAATGAATCGAAGCCTTTATCTGAAATTTCTTCTAATTCGTTCTTAAAATTATACGTGAGACTATCTATACGTTTTAAGAACTCGGTATACGTATCTTCATCACGTATCATATCACCAACCCACTTATTCCCTGCTAGTTGATGAGCCACAAAGTATTTAACAATATCCTCTTTGTGTTTAAATCTCTTACCAATCTTGGTTAATTGGTACTTATCTGGTCTCCCCCAATAACTCTTCTGAGTGACCCTAGTTTTAAAATTATATTTAATAGCATCATAACTCGGTGAGTTAAAATGCATATTGATTGCATTTGAAAAGCAGTATGCAGCATAACCATCCATAATCATATTATACCCTATTTCATTATAAAAGTCAACAGCAATACCTTATAATGGTAGTGCATATGAAGGATTACCACCCTCGATTAGATTACTATTACGAGCCTCTACCTCTATCCTTTGTATAATTTCTTTGGTCAGTAAACTCTTACAGTCTCTAACATCAACCGCATGTGCGTCACATACCTCTATGATTGCCTCCATGTAATCAACGTCTTTGTGTCTAATTAAATAATCTTCTACAAGTTTTGAAAATGATCGTCTATTAATATCTATTTGCATTTAAGTATTACCATATGTTCGTTAGTCCTGCCCGTAGGCACCTTTTTGCTGGCTTTAATCTTTGCTAGAGCCTTGCCAACTTGCAACGGACTCTTCTTTAGAACAGTGTTTATTACATCTTCAGGCTTACGTAACTTCATTACCAATGAGGTTTCTGTATTAAACCCTTTGACAGTAGTTCCTGATACAGTCAATCCATCAGGACTATCCGAATCAAATACTGTTAACTGTCGTGTGTTAGTGTTAAACAAATACAAATGCATGCATCCAGGAATGCGTAATGGGTTAACTGATGTCAACTTATACTCCGCATTTGTCTTCTCATACTTCATCTTCTCAACTTGCTTATCAACAGTCTTGAGCTTCTTTAGCTTTGGTTTGAACGCTCTGGCAGCCTTTTTAGATTCTTTGTACTTATCCAAGTCATCTAGGAAGGAGTTGAGTAGGGTAACCCTAGCCTTTAACTCCTTTGTAGTTAGATGTGAATAAGCCTCTACCAGTTGTTTATCTGACTTCTCCAGGACGCCAACATAATCATCAAGATGTTCGTGAATCCACTCATTAACTTCGATTACACGCTTTATATCATAATTTGTAAGTTGTTGATACAAGTTGTACTTTGGTGGTTTCTTTCCAGCCAACCAAGCATCCTCGATTGTATACAGTTCAGGGATAATAGTAGCCAGTACCTGAGCTCTCATTCTATCTTGAATAGTTATCTTTACAGTAGGAACAGCTTTCTTTTTCTTAACAGCTTTAAGAATGTTCTTTCCACTTTCAATCAACAAGTCAAACTTATCCTTGATATACTCTGGTGCTCTCGCATAGTTTTCTGGGAATTCATTACCAAGGTTCATCCAATGTAGAATGGCACTTGTGTGATGTTGAGCGATGTGGTAATTAGGATGAACAAGTATAGCCTGTGCATCTGATTTTGAGAAATTGCGCTTAACGTAGTTCCTAGATATCGTAAGACATTCTTTATCATCACATTGATAGTGTACGTAGAATTTAAAAGCTGGCCAGCCCTTGTCTAAAGGTGCACCAGCTAATCCTACTTTCTTACGAGCTCTAACTTTACGTTTACCAGCCATCAGAGTCTCCTCCGATTGTATTTTGAACACAATCCAGGACTCCAGCTTCTCTCCAAGCCTCTCTGTCTTCCATTTCACTTCCATACATCACTTCCGGAGAGAATGCATCCATACTGATTTTTAACTTGGAGTTGCCGCTGTTACGGCGTTGCTTTGCTTCAAATTTTAACTTCTCTCTTCGAGTCATTCCACGTGTTTCTGACATAATATAGGTCCTGTTTTGTTTAATGTAAGGTAATTATACAACAAGTTGCGACAAAGGTCAACAGCTATTTTAAAAATAATCCTCTTTTCTTTGATTCTTTTTTACGATCGATCTCAACCTTCTGTCTATACAGCTTTGTTCTTACAGCGTGTAAGGTTTTATTCTGTATAGGACGTTTCTTCATTGGGTATAAATCTCTCGTAAATAGTCTTCAAATTCTTCAACCTTCTCTACACGATTGGGCCAAAGGATGTATTCCTTTTCGGGGTTTGCTTTTAAATTGTTTAATAAGGGCGCGATAGCATTGTATAATGCATCTACCTTATCCTGGGTTGCTGTAACTTTAGCACTTTCTAATGCTCTCTCGGCTTTTAACTTTGCTGATTCTTTGTCGCTTGTTTCTAGTTTTTGGGATACTTCTAACTCACCTTCATCAACTAAAGTGAATCCGAAATCGAAATCTACTGACATATACTAATCCTCCGTGATAATTAAGTGTTCATCTTTTAGCATACAATCAGGAAAAATCTTTATTTCATGGTCTTCTTCCCAACAGAGCTCTGGTTTAGTATACTTATACTTTACCCAATCGTCCCACTTGATACATTTCTGTTTTCCTTTGCCATCAGGGGTACGATATATGCCAGACTCACTCATCCTAATAGCAGTTGTTTGATGCCAAGAGTCCAATTCTCAGCTGCATCTTCAACATAGTGTATTGATTTGTGTGGAAAGTCTTCAACACCAATTCTAACACCAAACTTATCTTTGTATGTAATAGAGAAGAACGATTGTTCTGAATCCCCATTTAAAGAGCTTACCACTTGGTAAATCTTAGCGACACTTCCATCATCCTTATAATATTCACTCATTAGTTTTCTATTAGTCATTTGCATTTTCCTTCGTTTTAAATTCACAAGTACCCATTAGCCAATATATCTTCCTGCTCATAGGCTTCAGCTTCACTTAACTCACGTCCATCAATCATTTGTTTAATATGTACCATCTCATGGCACACTGTTTTGATTGTCTCAGCAACGCTCAGTGTTTGTTCAATTTCAATATCATACTCGCCGTCATCGCCAGCATCATATGCCCATCCCTTCACTCCATCATCGGATAAGTCCTCATACTCTATAGAAATGTGGATATCTGTAGGGATTTCTAACTTACCTCGACAATATACAACTACGTCGTCTGTAATCATAACTTACTCCTTATTTTTATTTTTTTCTGGTGATGGAAATAAGTCGTATATACATACAGATCCAGCTATAGCTCCATAGAATAGTACCGCTATAATTAAGTCAATCCATTCGTTTACTGTCATCATATACTCCATCATATTCCCGCTCAAGTTGATCAACCATCTGCAAAGCATTTTCGATTGCCACGGCCATGTCTGTCATATTATGCCATCGGGCCCTATGAGATACTCCCTTCAAACACTCCCGGAGTCCATCAAATTTAGTTTTCACTTGTTCTTTTGTGTGCATGTGTGCCATACTATTACTTATCCTAAAGGTCTCCTGTTATTAAACTATATATTTCTTTCCAGTTTTGTACTCTATGACCATCAATATCTTCCTGATTATGAATGTGACTCATAAGAATACCTTCAAGGCCAAATTCATTACCCATAACAATGTTAGCAGGTTTATCTTCTACCCACCAACAGTTAGTTCCTTCCCACTTAGCGAGTTCTTCATCTTTATCTTCTCCAGTGCCGAGAATGGTAATACCATCAAACACATCACCAAACACATTGTGTAAGTTTTGCATTCTCCAGTTCCTAGCCATTTGATTATGAGTCTGGGAAGTAATGACATGGAAGATGTATCCATGCTCTTCGTGTAGTTTACGTACGTACTTAATAGCATCACGTAATGGAGATAGATATTTCATATCTCCAGAAGAATTGAATTCTTGGACAAGTTTATGACCTGCCTTCGTTGAAATACCGATTGCTTCTGACACTCGGTAGTGATCGAACTTTCGAGTTAAACTTTTTTCAGCTTTAACCCATTTGTAGAAGTGGTACTCCCAATCTAGGAGTACTCCATCACAGTCTACTAAAATTACTTTATCTCTCATATGCATACTAGTTAGTTAAACATTCGTGGTTTGCGAAGGCGTCACCGAATCCTTCCATATACTCTTCATAAGCCTTTTTATCAGCTGCGTTCTCAGGGGCCGGTGATAGTGTATCATTGTTTATAAAAGCGTACCAACCTCTTTGATAGAAAACGGGTTTAGTGCGAAGATAGTTGTCTCTTTCAGTTTTATTTTTTATTAACATAATATAGTTTCCTAAAAATCAGCCAGACCATTTCTAACTGTTATAATTACATTATACGCTATTTTTGACAAAAGGCAACAGTTATTTTACTAATTGAGCCGGTAAAAAATTCAACTAAAGTTGAATTGAACTATACTTTCTCTTAAAGCAGGAACCCAGTCATCTCTATGTTCTATGAATACTTGGGGAGCAGCATTATCAACTGCAATGATAGTTACCAATTGTGTAATTGGCATGCCAGTGCGTTCTTCCCAAGCAATAGCATAAAAACACTCTTGCTGGAAATATGATTCTACCCACTCTTTCTTCTTAGGTTTCAAACTAGTCTTGAAATCAATTATACTTAACTTTCCATCAAATTCTGCTACACAGTCTACTCGACCAGCAACCCCTAAGTGGTCTGAATACAATGGAATCTCTTGGCCGTAAATGGTTCCTATCCTTTGATCGAAATGGGGTCGAACATCATTAAAGCTCTGAATTATATGAGGCATATATCCACTTCGGAAGTCCTCCTCATTATTCAAATACTTTTCAATAATAGCATGGACAGCAGTTCCTCTGATACTTGCTCTCCTGGATATTTTATTGGCTTCTTCTTCGCCAACTCTTGCCCTCCACGCTTTTATCGACTCCTTTGATTTAGCACTTAAAACAGTAGTTATTGATGGATACTCCTTTTTGTTAGGCGTTGTGTATTTACGTCCCGTTGACCTTGTTACACAACTAAGGTCTTCATATCCCAACTCTACTTTCTCATGTCTAAACATTAGTCACCATTCTTTGCTATAATAAAGTCTTTCACTAATCCACTTCGGACAATGTCATCACTAGTGAATGTCACTTTTGCAAAATGCTTCTTTGGCATCTTCTTAATAATATCTAAAAACTTATTGATACCAGATTTATCACCTTGCTTAACTAAGTCGGACTGTTTATAATCACCTGAGAAGATGATACGACAGTGTCTACCTACCCTAGTAATAACAGAACACAATTCATGATAGTTTAAGTTTTGACATTCATCAACAACTAGAACAGCATGGTTGTATGTGATACCTCTTATAAATGAGGTGCTCTCGAAATGAAGCTGATGTTTAGCTTTTAGATTATCCCAAGCAGTTGGTACTTTAAACAACTCTTGAAATATTGCTTGATAAGGAGCAGTGTATGCTTCCTTCTTTTCTTCCTCATCACCAGGTAAGAAGCCTATGTCCCTTGTTGGTACAATAGACCTAATGATGATGAGATCATGATATGGGGTTTCACCGTCTAACACCGATTCTAAGGCTAATGATAATGCTAGGTATGTTTTACCTGTACCAGCCGAACCGTTTAATATTAAATTTTTGCCAGCCTCCCAGTTGTTGATGGCGTCGTGTTGATGTTGATTTCTCGCTTCTAGATTTGGAAGATCATCTAGTCGGATCTTTTTTTGGTTTTTATTCAATTCTACCAATCCTTTATTTGTCCGTTACTATGCGGGTACTCCTTCTTTATATTAGCTAACTTAGATTTGAAATCACCATCAACTTTTGAGTGAAGAGTACCAACTCCTCGTACTACCGCTACTGTTCCGATCACTGTTTCACAATTATTCTCCTTCTTATAGTCGTCCAAGTCTTTAATGCTTAAAGTCTTTTCCCACTCCATTCCAGTTGTCTTATTTTTAAATGTGTATATAGGCATTAGTATTTATTATACCTGACTGCCCCAAAAATTCTATCACCCCATACCCCACGCACGAGCTTTTCTGTTAATCCCTTTACCTTCAACTGCTTTTTGACAATTGAGATAAGGTATTGAGCATCCATTGGGTGGATAGACTCTAGCATTGCTTTGAATGAGCTATCTCTTCGTCCTAGGTCATATGTATTCTCTTCCACAAACGGGACTAGAAACTTAGTGATATCTTTTAAATTCTTAGAGGGAGACTCTGATGGAGTCCAATTAACATTTTTGGATAGATACAACTTAATATTTGGATCAAAGTTGACCTTCATTAAGTCACGTAAAGCCAAGCTGTCATTAGAAGCGAGAACTTCCATTTTCTCTTCTCTTGTTTGTGCCTCTTCAACTGCGTCTAAGATTTCATAGATGAGCATGTTTAAAATTCTCCTGCGTTTTCGATTAAAAGTTTCATGTTGTTTGTGACTAAATATGATAAAATATTAGACCTCTGTGGGTATTTATAAGATTCATATGACTCGAGTGCTTCCACCTTAATGTTTGAAGGAGTTCTCTCCAAGTCAATCATCTCTCGGTTTCGCATATAGTTTCTAAAGGCCTCTGTTGGCATAACTTCCTTTAGTCTGTGTTTATTCTGCCACCACTCATTAATCAACTTCTTCCTCATAGGAGTCTGTCTAATTTTATCAGTGAATGAATTGTCTGGAGACATTACATTGGGAACACCATCAGACGAATCTCCTTTCATGATATGCTCAAATAGAAAGTATTCTGGATCATCTGCTGTTAACATTTTGTTTTGGAGGGGTGAATATTGAATGACATTTCCATGTCTTTGTAACTGAACGAAATCCTTATCAGCAGAAATGATTACAACATCTTCTCCAAGGAGGGGAGTAGACTTCTCTACTGCTAAAGCACCAATGATATCATCTGCTTCTGCCCTATCAATTTGAATTACTGCATACGGAAAGCTCTCTCTCAAGTCTTTAATGACAACGTCAAGGATTCTGAAGATTTCAGTCCAATCGTATTTGTCTTTTGCTCGGTTAGTGGTCCTATTAGCTTTGTACTCTGGATAGACATCTTTTCGCCAAGACCAGCCTTCACAAGCAATGACCATTCTTCCATAATCACTTTCTGGATACTTAACCCGATAAGACCTAATATTGTTAAGCACAATGTGCCGAACTAGATTCTCATTCAATTCCATTCCATGATTGATCTGTCCTAAAACAGAACCAACGGCTACGCCATTAAAATCTACAATTACCATAATATACTCTCCTACTCTGGAAGGCCTTCATGGCCATTTAGGAATAATGCATCGAACTCGCTAACTACCCACTGTTCTCCTACTACAAATAGTGATACTAAAATCACTGATATGATTAACCATTTCATACTATACTCCTATCAATTAATATACTACTATTATACATCATTACTCGCTAAAGGTCAACTAGTTTTTACACTCCCAGCACCTATCTTAACTGCTATAATTCCATTGTAATTATCTTCTCTCAATAGAACGTCTTCATCGAATTGTATCTTTGCTTCATAATAGTTAGTGTTACCTCTCGTATCACATAACATTATAATTTCACGTTTAAAGTTTTCCTTTCCATACTTCTCGATATCTTCTAATAGTCGTTTAGAAGACCCCCAATAGTCTTGCCAATCAGTCTCTACAACCTTTATCCGTTTGTTCTTACGGCCCTTTAGAGGTTTGAGCTTGCGTTTAGTTTTGAAGTATTTTCTTCCGACATAATCATGGCCATTTATAATATTTGTAATACGATATATAAAACCGTAATAGTCCCCAATATCATCAGAAGTAAATTCGGTCCTATCATAAATCCACATCTTCTTCTTCATTCCATTCTAAATTCATGCCACAAAATGGGCAGAACGTGATTTCCATGTCCATTTCGTCTGCGGGTACAAATGGTCCATCAACATCGACGAGAATCCTAAATTGCTTATTACAATCAGTACAATTAGAAGCCATATTATAGACTAGCCGTTTTAATCATCAAGTGAGTATACAGTTCATTATACCCCCCAATGAGGATATCGTCTAGGAAAACTTGTGGAAAGGTTCTAGCTCTTGGAGCTGCCTCTGATAGATGCTCCATAGTCCATTCACCATTTTCTACATTGCGCTCTTCATACTCTATTTTATTCACTACCAATAATTGTTTTGCCCTTTCACAGTATACACAATCATTCTTACTCCAAACTACGTTCATAAACTTAATCCCTTAAAAGTTTCTTGTTTAACATCTTGTTTAACTCCACCTACTATATAGCTGGTAATTTCAGTCTCTTGTGGTGCAACTTGTACATTACCACCACCAATCCATTTCTCCGTCCATGGTAATGGGTTAGCTTGTTGCACATGGTATGGTACAGTATAACTCAGACTCTTCATTCTCTTTGCGGCAATCCATCGAACATAGTCTTTCAATAGATTCGAATTAAGACCAATCATAGAACCAGTACCAAATAGATAATCAGTCCACTCCTCTTCTTGCTTAATAGCAGACATAAACATATCTTCTACTTCACTCTCTGTTTCATCTCTAATCTTTATATAGTCCTTATCTTCTTTCGGAAAATTCTTAATAATAGAAAGGCTAGCTGCTAAATGAGTGTTCTCGTCTCTAGCAATTAATTTTATAATCTTAGCATTACCCTCCATCTTCTTCAATTCAGCGAATGCCCATGAACAAGCGAAGGATACATAAAACCTAATACCTTCTAGTATGTATATCGACATCATAGTTAAGTATAGTAATTTCTTGTGTTCGTATGATCCGTATGCACCATCATAGTTCATCAAGTTGTCGTAGTGTGTAGCAATGTCAATACCACATTCTATAATTTCTGGAATGTTAGTTAACTCATCGAATACTACAGATGGGTTAGGATATACATTTCTAATTAGGTGGGTATAGCTTCTTGAGTGAATGGTTTCAAAGAATGCCCATGTCTCTACTAATACTTCTAGCTCTGGTAGTGATACTAGAGGAAGTAATGCTAGGTTGGGCGACCGTCCTTGAACCGAGTCCAATAGAATTTGTCGTTTGAGATTTGCAGTGAAAATGTGCTGCTCATGTTCCATCAACTTAGAGTAATCAATCTTATCTTTGGTTACATCAATTTCATCAGGAGTCCAATAAAAAGATAACATCTTCTCATATAGTTTCTGTAATGTGGGATACTTAACCAAGTCAAACCTGGCAATGTCCACCGACTCATCAAAAAACATATTCGATTCGATTTTTGATTTTTTGCTTACTTTAAATACACTCTTCATATTATAATTTTTTCGCCTCTAGTGTTTTATATATAACTTACTCTTCCTTAGTCCTTCCCCAACACGCCATAATCTCTTGGGCGACATAATCCACAGAAGTGCCTGGAGGATACTCGTGTATCCATTGCCGTGCAACTCTCATTGCAATTCGCTTATCATTTGAGTAAGAAGATTTATCAAAACGATACATTGCTTTTAATCGCTTGATGGTGTTCATCATAGTTCTTTTCATTGTAGTAGTAGTTGTTGGGATATTGGAGTTAAAAAGTGGTAGTTTTTAAGGAACTACCAAACCTATACCGTCCTGCACGAACGAATTCATATCAAAGTATGATATATCAGTTTTAGTCTTTTTCGAATAATCTCCACAGCAATGCTGCAGCAATTAATCCAACTAAACCTGCGCTTCCGAGTTGACCAATCAAACCAATGACTGTGCCGACTACGTCACCACCCAAGAAAGGTACTGTACCACCAAAGATAATCTGTAGTACGATTGCCAATGCAATCAGTGAAATACCTGCTTCTGTAGCGCCTCTGACGCCGTTTAAGATTTTATCTAACATATTTACTCCTATGTTATATATTAAAAGTAGTTTTACATCTACCCAGATGTGTGCAAATTATATTTGCACAGAATGACCCACAAAGGGTCAAATTTCCCTCATATTACTTATACAAGTCTTCGTTTATTTTGTCGTTAGAATTGCTAAAAAAGATCCAACTAAAGTTGAGTAAAATCAACGTGATAAAGAAACCTAGTACAATGTTTTCAAAAGTTTCCATAATATTCCTCACAATTTTTCATAATATACCTATATTATACTACAATGTAGTATAAAAGTCAACAGTTAATTTAGGTTCCTGGAAATTCACCAGGTGGGTATGAGAACATGTTCCAGTCGCGTGGTTCTGGTTGGTGTTGATCCGCTTTCACCATCCTATATATCTTAGCCATATAGTCTTCCTGAGATATGTCTTCAGGTATCCTACCGTCTTCTATCAACATATCCATCCATTCAAAGTAAAAAGCTCTCTCCTCATAAGTGAGTTCGTGGAAGCTTTTTGTGTGTCCACTTTCTATTGGTTTTGCCATTGTCAGTCCTTATATTTTACAGCTGTCGCAATCTTCTTCTTCTCCTGCTTGGTCATTCGTATTGAAGTAATACAATTGTTTACCTCCATACTTGTAAAACATAATAAGGTCTTTCAACATCAACGACATTGGAATCTTATTATCTTCATAATGTGCAGGATTATAACTTGTGTTAACAGATATTCCTTGGTCAATGTACTTCTGAAGTACTCCCACAATCTTTAAGTAACCTTCAGGACTTTGTTGGTCCCAAAGCAAGTCATACTTATTCTTTAAGTTATGGAACCCAGGTACTACTTGAGCCAGCACACCATCTTTCGATTGCTTATATGATACGAGAGCTCTAGGTGGTTCAATACCGTTAGTTGAGTTGCTAATTTGAGCAGATGTTTCAGCAGGCATTAAAGCCATCAATGTAGAGTTTCTAATTCCAGTCTTGTTCAATTGATTCCTTAGACTCTTCCAAGGCATGCGTTCTTTATGCTTAACTAGTTCATCAACCTCTTTCTTATATGTATCAATTGGAAGAGTTCCGTGGCCATATTTAGTCTCGAGGTTCTTTGGACATGCTCCCTTCTCTTCTGCTAGATCAGCAGATGCTTTAATCAAATAATAACTCCACGCTTCTGCATATTCATCAACTGTAGTTAACGCATCATCATCATACTTTAATCCCCTCTTAGCGAGGAAGTAAGCAAGGTTAATGATACCAACACCTAAAGGTCTACGATTATA